GCGATAACAAGAAAATTAAAACTCGCTACTTACTAAATTAAGTTTAAGCACACACAAAACCACTTTTCTAAAACTCGATAGTCCCAAAGAAATGTGGCCAAACAAACGGACTACTGTATGCAGACTCTTTATCGTCTCTCTGCAGTTCTAGACGTGCGCGACCATGAGGGTGCAGCAAAGCATGAACAAAGTTAATTGAACCACACTTTTGTTTGCGAATGGAGTGGTTGATAACAACCCGCCCCCACGTTTGGACTTATGACCCCGACATTTCGTCGCTCCGGCAGTCCGGTTCTGGCCTGCCCGTGGGTTAAAGGAAGCTCTCCTGTGCTCCAGACCCTAACCATCTCGGATAGTTGCCACTGCCACCTCAAGCCAACGCAATTTAGTACGGGGACTCTTTAGCGTCTTTCCTCGGTTCTAGACGTGTACCCAGACTCTTTATGGTCTTTCTGGGGTTCGAGACCTTGCTATGCTTAAGGAGCTTCCAAATATTTCATCTCCTCCACTCGCAGCTGTCCTTTGTTAACTTCGGCCGCGAAAGTGAGCTTGGTGGGTTGCTGCTGTCGGGCGCGGGATATGGCAACGTAAGCATTCGTCTTGGACGCGGCCAGTTCTGCAGGTGAGGGTGGACTGATGACACCTTGGGGCGGTTTTAACGCCGCCTCGTGAAGCACCCCGTCGAAGAAGTCAAAAGCTGCAAACTTCTCTGTTTCTCTAAATTCAAGCTTTTGCCAGTTTGCCGGAGGGGTATTGGACATCTTGAGCAGATTCCAGACAAACTTTGCGTAGAACATGCAGAATTGTCTGAGGGTGCATTGGGTCCTGATGGCAGCCGCGAGGGCGTCTCTTTGTAAGTTGCAAGGGGGTGACCTACCGATAAGGCTAACGTATGGTGAGGAGCCGACATCCGCGCAGTGTCTCGCGAGGTCGAGGGCCGTAGTAAACATGCTATCGGCGGGTACTCCCAATGTTGCCCAAACGCGTGAAATCTCATCGATCTGTGCAGGAGTTGCCACAGCATTGGACTCGACCCTGTATTGGAAGGCTTCAAACACAGCAAGAGTTGGAGCGCGAGACATAGGGGTGGCACCTTGGGGGCCCTGAGGAGCATTAGCAGCCAAGCCACCCCCAGCATTTTGTGGGGGTGCTTGGTTTTCAGCGTTAGGCGGAATTGCGGGTGGGTTGGCCCCTTCATCATTAAATTCATCCAAAGCTCGTTGCGCCTCGGCACGCTGCTCGTCATTGGTTGCTGCAGCAAGTCTCGCTTGTAAATCCGCCAAAGTCGACATTTTCACTTTTGTGGAAACTTAACCCATGTGTAATGGGCTTGAGAGAGGAAAGCTGTGAAATGAGGCCTTCAGAAAGTGGACAGTTGACGATTCTCACTGATTCCCCAGTTATTGTTATTACACAAGGGTCTCGGCTGCTAATGATGAGTATGAGAAGGGTGATTGCAGCTGCGATGAAGACCTGGAAATGAGGAGCTAACATAAATAATTGCGGGGAGAACCGCTGCTAAGAGAAAGGCTACGAAGGGAGTTGACCTAAATAGTTTAGCTAGGGTGGAAATTGAGTTCACAGAACCTGGAGAGCAATATAAAATTTGCTTAGTGCCGTCGCGGTAAGAACCCCCGTGAGGCAAAGAATGGATATTATCCCCAACGTGAGGGAGGTTGGATCTGGAGGCGGTGTAGATGGTGATGGCAATGGCCACTCCGATGGCCAGGTGCTTGAGGCTGGTGCTGTGATCAGGTGGAGGAGTCAGAGGCATGCTCTGATTTCAGCGGCTCGTAGTTTGGGGACAATATGATGAGCTTGGTGCGGTGCCTAGTTAGCGCAATGTATGCCAAGTGCTGAGGCACGTGTTTCAGGGAGGCTTCACAGGAGAGTACAGTAACCGTCGGGTAAGTCTGGCCTAAGCAGTTAGTGGGATCGTCTGTGCTCAAACTGTGCTGTCTAGCAAGATGGCAAATGTCGGTGTCCAAACCAATTACGTGTCCTTCTGGGTCTACCTCGTAACAGGAGGCCTCTGTGACCGAGTCAAACCTGCTTGATGAGCAAGTGATGTCCAATTTTGCTTTGAGAAGGTCACAAGTGTTCTTTCCAAAGCGTTTGGAAACGTTTGAAATATAATGGGCCGGCAGAACCTGTTCCTGGAACTGCAGTGGGTCGCAGAGTAATACTTGGAATGACTTCAGGTTCCAGGGGTCGCGTAGGTTTGCTTTCGGGTACTCGTCAAGGAGCAAAATCCTATCGTTCGGGATTTCAGCGGGCAATGAAGTGATGGGTTCAATCTGGCGACCTAAAAGGTTTCGTGCGGACTCCTTAGCGCTGGTGAACGCGGAAGCTGAGGGTTCTAACCTTAGAAATTTCAGCACCAAGGTGGACTTACCACAGCCAGCCACTCCGTGTATGACAAGGGGACGGTCACTTGAGATGGGTTCTCTGGTTCTTTGAAACTCAAATTCAGTTAACAAGCTGACAAACTTATCCATATTCAAATTATGTACAAACTTAAACCCGTTACAAAGGGGCCCTTAAAGTGACACTGGGACTCTTTAGTGCCTTTCCCAGGTTCTAGGCAAGTGCTACCGGGACTCTTTAACGCCTTTCCCGGGTTCCAGGCAAAAAGGGGTCAGCAGAACTGACCCTCAGACCTCTAGCAAATGGGCGGTGCCCCATTGATGAATCTTCCGCACAGCCAACTGATGCATTTTAAGTTGATCGGAGCTCAGAACCTCCTGAATGGTGTCCCCAAGGGAATAGGCTAGCCTGAGATCAAGAGCATATGATGTTTTGCATTCGGCCACCTTACCAATTTTCTCCGCAAGGACCATGGAACTATACAGTTTTAGAGGATCTTTGATGATGCCATGGGGCGTGATGAGCCACCCGCAAAATTCGGCCCAGTGCCCCTGTTTTTGGGAGAAGATTAATTCTTTGCTCTTAAGTTCCAGCCGATCTTCAATCATCTTGAAGGATGGTTTTGGAATTGGGGGCGCATCCTGAGCCGTGTCGTCTCCCGCGTATAGTCCATGCACGTCATCAGGTACGAAGTACTTCGTGTGATGGTAGGCAATAGCGCACTCCGTGTTGGCGTCAAAAGTGGGGCCCTCTCCAGTAAGGCGCATGATGGCTAATGTGCCCAGGAAGATCTTTGCGTGAGTTTTGACGAAGATGTAGCCCTCAATTATTTCTTCGGGAACGTTAAAAAATTTTGCCTTAATCACTTCAAATTGTAACATGGCTCCATCTTGGGACTGGTCGAAGGCAGTGAAGTCATTCGCAAAGGCCGGTCGACTGAAATCCCAGTTTTCACGAACCCAAGTGGAGACGTCGGAGACGTCGGTTTCGCAGTTTATGAGAATTCTTCGAGGGTTGTAAATTTCGCGCATGCGCCTTAAGTACCTCGCCATGGTGCCGTAGAGCATCACAGTCTCTTGCATGAAGGATGCAATAGTTTGGCCAGCTTTAATTTTAAGAGCGCCAAGCTTCTCTGTCTTCTTCACCCACTGACTTTTGAGGAAAAGGGAAATGGCATTGGCGTCAAAGTCGGGGGATTGTCTCAGAGAGCCGTTTACTAGCATGGCGATAGGCTTACTCAAATAGGTGTTGGAGACTTCGGTGGAGCAGGAGAGCCATAGTTCGGGCACAAAAGTGACAGGGTCATTAGGTAAGTTCATGGCTCTCTTAAAATTTAAGAACAGAATGTCTCCAATATCTTTCTTGTTTAGCAACTCTTTTTTGTTGGCCTCAGGGTCTGAAGTTCTTATTCTGGCGTCTATAGTTTTCCAGAGTAGGGCCTCATCTTTGGCCTGTTGGTGAGCAAACAGTTGGACGAGACTGTCTTCGGTTTGCACACAGTTGGTGTGCCCATGCTCTTTGTCGAAGAGTTCTCTTTCAAACTTGTCTGGAAGCTCTTCCGTCAAATCTCCCAGAACTTCTTTCTCAGTCTCGACTGGAAGGTGGGTTTTTGTAGAGCATTCCGCGGGAGGGTCTTCACGAGCCATGGCGGTAATCATTTGTTGCTCCCTGACGTGCTCAATGAATGTTTTAAGATAGGGCGTGGAATCCAGTTTAATCCAGTAATCTTGAGCATTGGGCCCCGAATTCACAAAATGAATTTTATCCACCGCCCTGGAAAGTGCGGTGTACATTACTTCGGACGAGCATAAGGGGGTGTGATCGTCCAGCACGATTTGGATTGAGGGGGTGGTTAGACCTTGACACCCAGCGTAAGTGTAAGCTTTACGGCCGAGCTCACTCAGAGAAGTCTTCTTTATCATACTGGGGACTAGAATTGGCCGTTCATCAACAAATTGGGATGACATGGTGATCGAAGCTGGGCTCTCGCAACTGGAGTACACGCCAAGCGTGTTCGCAATTTCTTTGCAATTGCGGTGAGTGGCATTGATGTAATACCTGCACAGATTAGAGAACACTTTGGAGGCAGGCTCCAAATGATAAGTCAAGGCCTGGGTGTTATCTTCATGATGCCAGCTTTGCCTGGGGTCTCCCGTGAGAATGAGTAGGGAAGCGGCCGAGTGAGAGGCGGCGTAGGCTTCGATATACCCTGCGGGGAGTTTGGTGTAATCATCAAAGATTACCACATTGGCGCAGGGTTGAATCAAGGCCTTTTCAAAAGTTTTGAAAAGCGTGCGGCTCAGCCTTGGGACTTTGGCCTCCCAGTCAAGACGAAGTTCGTTAGTGGGTAGTACAATTGTGATTCCGTCGAACTTGCGGTCTTTGGTTCTTAAATACTCTTGGAGAAACTGCGACTTGCCTGAACCACCGGCCCCATGTATGACGATGACAGAGATAGAGCCTCTGATAGTCTCCGTTTTGAGTGCAAAGCCGGCAGCCCACTCAGGGGATTGCTGTTTTAATAAGGCCCCAATGCGTCGGTTCTTGACGTCTGACCCGAAGGCTGATGCTCGCTTAATGTCAAGGATGGTGGTGACGGGCTCTCTATTGATGCTCTTCAGCTTGTCTCGGAGCGTTTTGGAAACTCCCTCAGGGAAGCCGTCCTTGTCCATCTTCTTGATGTTCGTTATGGGCATAATGAGTTGATGCTCTGAGTCGAACTGATCATCTAGGTCTTTGAAACCTAGCCCTTCTAGAATCGGAGCCCAAGTGTCCCAGGGACGTGGTGCGGAAGCTTCTTTGGATTTCTGGGGAGGAGCGGTTTGTGAGTGCGTTAGCCTATGCGATAGGCTACCGTCGGTGGATGAACTGGCTACATCTTTGGAGGTATTTGTAGTGGCATGCGTCGACTCTAAATATTCTATGACGTCGGCCGCAGTCGAGTCTGGGTTCAGCAGGGTGGGGATCTCGCGTTTCCGGGCCTTTCTTCTCCGTTCAGCATGCTCTTCGTCTTCGGAGTCAGAGTCGGAGTAGCTACCCGGATCCTCTTGAGGGTTAATCGTCCAGTCTGGTGGGTGTGTGATGACGCTAACGTCCTTAACCTGGAGCGAGTATGAGAAGGTCTGCCACTCCAGAAGCTTGAGCAATTGATTGAATTTTGACGCTCCTGTTAGTCTTTCCCAGAGGGCTCCTATGCGCGCTTTGATGGGCAGCGTCCACTTCTCTATGATGTTCAAGCTCAAAATGTCTTGGTAACAATTGCAAGCGTCCAAGTGGGCGATGAAGTAGAAGTAGTTGCAGATGTGAGTTAGCTCAACTGGTGAGTACAGTGCAAGCTCCACCGTCTTAAGAAGTTGTCTAATCTTTGCGAAGAGGTCCCGGAGTGTAACTTCTTTAATTGACTTGCAATATAAGTACATCTGCATTGCTATTTTCTTACAAAGTGGTTTGGTGGAATTTTTCTCCTGGGGATGGAAAATAGCAGGTAAGATCACTTTGTCGTCGCAGCAAAAAGTACGCACGCGGGGGGTGGACCACTTGCCCCGGCGGAAAACGCATAGGTGGTTTGCACCTAATGTTTCTAAGAACTGGCAGGTGATCTCAACGTTGGTAAACTTGCCCGCTGCCCTGGAGGGTACTTGGGCGACTGCACTGATTGCGCCCATTTTTAGCCACTCAAGTTGTTTAAATTCGTGGTGGTAAGCGCCGCCCCCATGTTTTCCTGGGATGTATTGGAAACCATCAAATTGGTAATTTAGTTGGTACAGCAGTGGATAATTTGATGGTTGTTTGTGTGCAGCTTCTGGGGGTAATACCATGGTGGCGTAAAGGGTCTCCAAAGTCTCCGAGTTCATAAAGATGTCAGCAACTTGCTTGGGCTCGAAGAAGTGAACTGTGTCGCTAATATATGCTACCTCAGTCTCTATTTTACATAGATCTTTAACTAAAGTCTTAGGGTTGTATCTACAGGCGTCTCTGGGCTCTATGTGCTGGTTAAGGAATATGTCCTTAATTTTAGGGTTTCTCCGAAGTTGATTACGCTTGGAGGTTTTGAGAAAGAGGAAAGTGACTGGTTTGGATTTTGGGATGAGGCGACCAACGGTCTCTAAAAGTTTATTTTCGATTGCCTTGACACCTGCGTGTGGATGTAGGTCCACTGCAAAAGGATTTGTGGCAATGCCTAAGTCTTCTAGTTCATCGGCCACCTCGGGCTTGAGGGCGTAAGGATTGACAACTCTGTTGGCGTTGAGAGAGTTTCGTACAGACCGATAATTCTCTTCCTGCAAAGCAGCGCGAACAGAGGGGTCGGAAAACTTATCAAAAACATTACGAATAGCAGACATCTCGATCTACTTCTGGAGGGGTTCGATGGAGAGGTAAGTTCGTTTCTGGTTTTGGAAGTTTAAGGTTGTTTTCC